AACGTATGCGTTGTAGGACGGGATGCCGCTGCCGACGCTGAAATCACCAAACGGGTTGGTCCCGAAACTACCGTAAACCGATGTGCGGATGAAATGCTGGATGTGATGCCGCCCTTGCTCGACGGCAGCAGCCACCTCGGCAACGGACCTAAACGGCATCAGGGTTCTCCAGCGGGGCCCACTCCACCTCGTCGGGTGACCACTCCACGCCCCCGTCGGGATGTTCTAAGCACGCCGACAGCTCGGTGTCTGTCAGCGTCAGCAGTTCCCGGCAGTGGGCGCAGCGGTACACCACATCAGTCCACCGTGGCGGTCATGGCGCCAGCAGCGAACTGCGGCTGAATGCCGTTGGAGATCGACAGGCTGGCGTTCAGTGCGCCCTTGAGCAGCAAATTTCCAGCACCAGTAGAGTCCGTGCCGATGCCGAAGTGCGTGGCTGTGGCGGTGCCGCCTGTGCACTGACCGAACTGAACCAGGGCGGTGTTGGCGATAGTGGAGGTTGTCCGCGTCCAGCCGCCTGCGGTGCGGTTCACAGCCACGCGGGCGTAGCCGGTGTAGCTGATCTCGTTGGTGCTCTGGTTGCCCGCCTCTCCAGGGTCTGCGCTGTGCAGCGAGATGTAAAACGAACCCGCCGTGGCTGAGTTCTGCAGGCCAGCAGCGTCCCCAATGTCGGCCCAATCGACGTTCAGGAACAGGAGGTCGAGAAGTGCCTGCTCGGCTGCGTTGGTCATGCTCATGTCAGTTGATCCCCAATGGTGAGTTCATCCCAATCCCAGGCATCCCAGGCGGCACGCCAGGGACACCCTCGTCGTCGTCTTCCTCTCGCACCTCAACGATGTCACCCATCGCGTCGCGGATCGGAATGCGGCGCTTCTTCTTCGACACCGTCTGCAGCAACTGCTGCATCTGCGCGCTGTTCTGCTGCTGGCCCTCGACGCTGGCCTGCGCCAGCTTGCCGACCTCTCCAGACAGCCCGTCAATCTGCTGGCGCTGCTGGTTGGCGCCGAACATCGTCATGAGCTGGTCGAACTGCGCCGCCATCTGGTCGAACTTGGCCTGCATCTCGACCTTCTGCAGCTCCACCGTCGCCTTCAGCGCCGCCACCTTCTCGTCGCTCTGCGCCTCCATAGCCGCAATGCGCTCGTTCGACTGGATCTTTTCCTGCTCGATCTGAGCCTTGATCACCAGGTCAGGCGCCGGCTGAGGCGGCTGCTTAGGCTGCATGAGCTGCTGCTGCATGCCGGCCGCGGCCTGGTCCAGAATCGACTCGATCTGGGTGCTGACGCGGAACTTGCTCACCGCCCACTGCATCATCCGCAGCAGGTAGGGCCCGGCCTCGGGCACCTGCTGGGCCATCGGCGCCGTCTGGCTGATGAACGCCCCCAAGCCCTGCATGAACTGCACGGCCGCGTCACGCTCGGACGCCCAGTCCAGCGCGGCCATGCTGTCGGCCTCGATGTTGATGCGGTACTCGGCCATCTCCTCGTCCTTGAGGAGCTGGATGGCCTGGCCCGCAAACTGGGCATCGGGCGTGCGCTCGATGTTCGACCGCCGCAGGATCGTCTCGGGCTGCCAGTGCTTGCAGATGATCTCGGCCTTGATCCGCAGCGCCTGGCTGATCCAGTCAGCGATGTAGAACTGGCTCAACTGGATCCGCGTGGAGCCGAACTGGGCCTTGATCTGCTGCGCCGCGGCCGTCTCGCTGGCCTTGCTGCTGCCACGCATGATGTCGGAGATGCCCAGCACCTCGTAGATCTGCATGACCTTGTCCTGCCGGTACTGGCGCAGGCGCTCGATCGCGTTGGTGACCTGGTCGATCGGAATCCAGTCCACCTGGCCCTTGATTCCGCCGCGCTCAGCGAACAAGGCCCAGTTGTCCACCGGGATCAGCTGGTTCTCAGCGCCCTGCTGGAACACCCGCTGGATGCCCTCGGCCGACTTGTCGTACACACCGACCACCTTGGCCGCACGCGTCAGCCAGGTGATGCGGGTGTTGATCTCGTCCAGCTCGTTGAACTGGTCCTGCGCGAACACGTAGTCCGCACGCGGCATGAAGTTGGAGCTGGTGACGTTGGCCGCCACCGGCTTGGGGCACGGGAAGAACCCGTCCAACTGCAGCGGGTCGTCCTTCACGTCCAGGATGACGTCTGCGCCCTTGGTGTACCAGTAGACCTTGCGGTTTTCCTTGCACCAGATCTCAAAGACCTCGGCCTTGCTCCACGGATCGTGCTTGACCATCTGGTCGTTGACGTTGGCCTGGCTCTTCGCCTTGCCCAGAGGCACCACCGCGGCGATCTCCTCGCCAAACCGGGCCTCAAGCTGGTCCTTGGTCATGAACACGCGCCGAGCGACCCACCGCACCTCGCCCCATGTGCGAGCCGGCGACCAGTAGAAGTCCTCCCAGTAGATGTAGTCGCACGGGGCGTCCTCATCCACGATCCGCTCGGCCTCCTGCTCGGGCGCCAACTCCATGCCCGTCATCGGATCCACCTGCGCCGGGATCAGGTAGGGCTCGGTCTTGACCTCGTAGCGCAGCCATACCTGCCCCAGCCCCACCACCAGCCAGTCCTCAATGCCCTGGCGCACGTTCGTGTCCCAGTTCGAGGTGTCGTCATCGAAGCCGCGGTTCAAGATGCGCTGCAGCATCGTGCCCGCCACCCGCGCCACGTCGTCCTCAAAGTCCTGGAACGTCCTGCTGACGTCAGCCTTGGGCGGCCGGGCGTACAGCATGCTCAGCAGAACCTTCATCGTGGACCAGAACAAGTTCACCTTGCTCTCGTCCTTGCCGTAGGCGTCACGCTTGTCCAGGTAACGCTGGACGATCCGACGCGCCTCGTCGTGAAACTTCCTCAGCTCCTGGTCAGCCGCCTCGATCTCCGTGCCCCAGCGCTGCGCCATGCCCGTCGGGCTGGCATCAAAGTCACTGGCGCTGACGATCTTGCCTTCGTCCATCACCCAATCCTCTGGTTCGACTGCGGCCCGGTGTCCCAGATGTCGTCCAAACTGAACGCGTAATGGGCCCCCCCGATGTTGCGCACTGGCCGACTCTCATCGTGTTTCGATTTTCCCACCACCGGACGCGCAGCAAGCGCCAGATACCTGAACGCATCGCTCGCGTGGCTGTGCTGGTCGTGCTTGGGCTTGTTGCGGTAGGTCTGCGTCCTCTCATCCCACTCCCGCATGTACGCCCGCAGGTGCTCGACCCCTTCGTAGGTCGCCTCCTCGTTGAAGTAGCACCTGTTGAGAGTGATGCGCGCGGCCTCAATGCCGTCCTGCAGGCTCATCTCAGGCACCAGGCTCGGCCGGATGCCACTTTGGAGAAACTGTTCGATGATCGACTTGCCCGTCTGCAGGCTCTTGGCCTTCGCGTCGTGCGGCAGATGCACCTGACCGACCTTGTACGGCCTGCTCTTGACCCAGTCGATGTAGTGCTGGATCGGCTGGTTGTCGTCTTCGTAAAAGTCAACGATGCGGTATCCGTCTGGCGTCTCCTGCCAGCCCCACCAACTGCATGAGTCCGTGTAGCCCAGGTCAGCCACCAGATGCACCAGCATGTCGGCCTGCGGCTTGAAGTCGCCAACGCGGCCCAGGCCGTAGATCTCGCTGATCTGCTTGGCGTAGTACGCGCCCGGCACCGCCGCGTCGAAGCTGCACTCGTACTCGACGAGGAACGCGTCCTCGGTCATCTGCGCCTTCGCGTCGCGCAGCTCCTCCGGGTGAATGATCCCGGTCAGGCTCGCCGGCAGCTCAAGCAGCAGGTGCGTGCCCTGGTTCAGCCGCGCCTCCTCGCGCAGATTCCAGAACATGTTCTTGCCCGCAGGCGTGCCGGCAAAGATCGCCCAGCCTCTTCTGTCGCTGAGCGCGGGCCGCAGGACGGTGTACCAGGCGCTGGGCCTGATCTGGCCCACCTCGTCCAGCACCACCCCATCAAAGTACATGCCTCTTAAGGCGTCGTAGTTGTCCGCGCCCGCGACGTAGATCGTGCTCTCGCCCCCGTGGCCGTTGCTGATCGTGATCTTCAGCTCCGACTCATTCGGCGGCTTGGCCCACAAGTCCTTCGTCAAGTCCTTCAGGTAACCCCACGCCACCCGCTTGGCCTGGTCCCGCTGCGGTGCCAGGTACGCAAACTGCGGCTTGGGCAGCGCCGTCTCGAGCGCGCCGATCACCAGGTCCGCACACATGGCCACCGTCTTGCCCGCGCGCCGGTGCGCGACGACCACCGTCCAGCGCTTGGTCCGGTTGTGCAAGGGCAGGAACACCTGCCGCGGCTGGTAGTCCTGTAGGTTCATTTTTTCAGGGCGTTGATGAAGCTGGCGGCAATTGAGAAAAACTCAAAAGGTCTTTTAAGGGTAGGGAGAAAAGGTGGGGGGCCCCTGCTTCAGCGAGGCCCCCACCCCCGGCTCGACGGGGGGATGGGGGGTCGGCCCGCGCGCCAGCCCGCGGCCGCCTCGGCAGGGCCACTGCCCGGGCCCAGGAGCGCCAAGCGCGCCCTGTCCCTGGCCACCCTAGCCACCCCGCCCTTCACGTGCTCCTGAGGCCTTCTGTGCGACTGCTGCCGCCGCCTGTGCCGGCGCCTGCTGCTGTGTGTGCTGATCAACAATCCGGTACTTGTCGGCGGATTGCTCAATCAGATCAACGACTTGCGGCGACTGCTCCACGTTTTGTGCCGTGACTGTGCCAATCTGGCGGCCGCCCAACCAGTTGAGGTTGATGCTGATGCCGCCCTGCACGTGCTGCTGGATCTGCAGCGGGATCACCTTGGACACGACGGCCGCGAAGATCTGCCGGTCACCGATCGACCCGTTGGCGCGGTCCACCAGCCAGCCGGCCAGGCCCTGCGGGTGGCAGTCGCGGGCTGCGCGCTCGACCGCGTCCTTCAGCGCGACGGTCAGCCGGTTGGGCGTGCCCTTGGCGCGGCCCACTGGCAGGGCCTGCCCGTTGGGCGCCGGCCGCTGCTTGCGCATCTCGCTCGGAATTTTTCCGGCCGCCGGCCGCTCCAATTGCTCCGTCGTCATCATGGAGCGATTCTCACACCGTTGCACCTGCACGCGCTCCCCACACCCCATACAGAGCGAGTGCGCGTGCACCCCTTCGCAGGGGGCAGGCCCCCGCCTTTGGCGGCGGGGCCTTGCCTGCCCCAACCCTGCTGCACCAGCCCGCACGTGCAGTGCACGTGCACAGCGAGTGCACAGCGAGTGCAACCCTCACTCATCGCCCTGCCCCTTCCACATCGCCGCTGCCCCCGAGCCCTGCGCAACCCTCAGCCGGCCCACCTCCGTGAGCGCCAGGCACTTGGCCTTGAGGCGGTTGGGGCGCGTGTACTCGACCTCCTCCAGCAGCCCATCGCGCTGCATCTCGAAGAGGAACGAGAAGAACTCGCGCCGGTCCAGGCGTGGGAAGTCCTGAGAGCCGCGCAGCCCGAGCCATGCGTTGTTGTTGGCCTGGGCTGACATCGAAAGCCGCTGCCCTGCGCGCTCAGCCTCGTTCAGCAGTCGCAGGATCGCAACGCGGTTGCCGTTTCTCAACAGCGCAGCCGCAGCACCAGCACCTGGCACGCTGCCAAAGCGCTTGAAGGTCTTGGAGCTGGAGTCGAACTCCACGCGGATCTCTTCCTGCAGCGGGCCGAGGTTGCACTTCTCATGGCGGATCGTGACCACCTGCTCCTCGCGCACCATGGCCCAGCGTGAGCGCGCTGAGTTGTTCCAGGCTGTCGAGCCACTGAAGGTGCTGTTGGTGTCTTGGCCCGCGCCCATGCGCACTGAGGCCTTGTCAACGTGCGCCAGCAGCAGCACCGCGGCTCGCGTGACGTGGGCGATCAGGTTGAGCGCCCGCATGAAGCCTCTGACTGCTGTCCGGTCGTTCTCGTTGTCCGCGAAGACGTCGGACGCGTTGTCGATAACGATCACTTCAGCCTTCAGCCTCACGGCTTGGTCAGCCAGCCACTGCATGCGCTCGGTGGGGTGGCCATCGCGCCAGAGCACGCAGTCCTGCTGCGTCAAGTCGTAGACCGTCATGCGGCCGGCCAGGCTGGCCATGGGCACCTGCATGTCTTGGCAGATGTTGGCCACGCGGAAGTGGACGGTGCGCGCTTCGTCCTCGCCTGACAGCACCAGCACCCGGCTCGGCTTGGTGGCGATTTCCATGAACTGCTGGCCATGCACCAGCGCCACGCCGAGCTGCAGGCTCAGGTTGGACTTGCCCACACCGCCGTTGGCGGCCAGCAGCGTGACGGTGCCCTCGGGCAGCCAGCCATCCAGGCGCCATGCTGGAGGCTCGGGCGTCTGGTGCTCAAGAGCGCCCCAGTCCATGGGCTGGATGTCGCTTTTTGTCTCCTGTTGCTCAACAGGCGGCGCTAGGTTGACCGTGATGCTGGGCGGCTTGCGGGTGTCAGGCGCAAACTTCTCCGCTGACCTCACCGCCCGCGGTATCTCAGCCCGCCTGGCCTCCCACCTGCGCACCTCCTCCTCGGGCCCTGTCGGCCGCACCGCGTCCATCAGGCTGTAGAGGTGCTCGACTGCCGCGCCCGCGAACATGCCACCAGCCACCAGGCTCGCGGCCATGCGCGTGAGTGAGTCGTGATAGGCGCGCTCGCTCGGCGCGCCTGTCAGGCCCTGCAGGAACTCGCCCGCATGTGTGCCCGTGCCTGCATGCGTTGATGAACGCTCGGCTGTACGTGTGACTGTGGCGCGCAGCGCATCCAAGTCAATGCCCACGGCGTCGCACGCGTCGGCCAGGCTCCAGCGCACCTTGGGCTGCCAGGACTCAAGCCGCACCTGCCAGGTGCCGGCCGCACGGGGCTTGGTGTTGGAGCCTGTGGGTAAGCGCCCGTAGCGCACCAGGGCGTTGCCCGAGGCGTCATTCGATCTGCCGCGGGCGGCCAGCGCGGACATCACGCGGTCGATCAGGGCCTGGTTGGCGGTGTCGGGGTCGGCCGGGTCGAGCAGGATGCCGACCTGGAACTTGCCCGGGCTGGTCTGGATCGCGTAGCTGCAGCCCTTGACGTCATCCATCTGGACGTCGTCCAGCAGCAGCACGGCCAGCCTGACGAAGGCCTCCTTGCGCCTGACAATCTCGCCGTCATCGGTGCAGCGCAGGATGGCGGTGCAGAAGTAGGTGTTGTCAGCGACGGCCTTGTCGATGAGGCTGGCCTGGGCGGGCAGCCCTCGGTACGGCCGACCTGACCAGACGTCGGGCGGGGCTTTGCTCGGGTCGGCGCGGAAGGTACATACCCAGCCGTGATACCCCGATATGAGTTCGCCGAGCAGCTCGGCCATGAAGTCTGAGTTGTTCATCGTTGGGGCTCCGACGAACATGTCAAACCTCGACTGCGACAAGCTCCTTGATTTCGATGGTCACGCCCTT